TAGATCCAATCTTAAAGCTCATCCAGTATGTCTGATCAAAGTTAGTCCAGTGTCTCATTTCATAATCAACAACCTTATACTTATCATGGAACATTGTAGGTTCTGCAATATATACATCATTGTTTCTAAGAAACTGTTGGTAATCAAGAATTATTCTATTTATAGCATGACCTGCTGTAGGTAAATTAAATAAGTTTTTTACCATTTCAATACCATCACCTTGATAACCAGATGAAAAATCCTTAAACTTATAACTTCTAGAATTAACATCAAAATATACAAACATAGAGGGAACCTTGTCTTTTGAATTAAATGCAGATAACATTTTTACATCTTGACCTGTTAGTTTTTCTTTGAGGTTTAGATAATACTCAAAGATCCACTCTCTTGGAACCTGCTCAATTTCAGTAATTAAATTTTTTGTTGAAATCATACTACCTAGTTTAAAAATTAAGGGGAAGCCATTTCTAACTCCCCCTATAACTGTTAGTCTAGGCTGAAGTCAGAAGATGTTTTAGGTGGAGTTGTGAAATCATCATCTCCAAAGCTTTTTACTTCTTTTGTCTCTAATTTTTTCAAATGTTTAGATTCATCAAAAGTAATAACTTTTCCTTCCTCTATTTCACCAAATGCATATTTTCTGTTATCTGCTTTTGGCAACCACATATCATAGTTTGTATAACCAGTTTTACCTTCATATTCTTTACCAGCAATACAGAACTCAAGATACTTATCCTTAATAGGTGCACTTGCATTAAATGCATCTACAAAGTCTTCAATGGTATCATGCTTACCATCTTGTCCGGTAAACCAGTCATTAATACCAAGAGTTTTACAAAGACTCTGTAAAAAGATCAATATAGATCTATCTCTCTGAATATTAATACCAGTTTTAGTTACTCCATCTGCAAATGCATACTGGCTTGCTTTTACTCTACCAATTTGACCAGCATAATGACCCTTTTCAGGATTATCTTTATCAAGAGCAAAACCTTCAAAACCTTCAATAGGTTCTGTTTCAACATGCAAAATCAAATGTTTTGCACCATCAATAAATTTAAAGTCTTCCAGATCTATCATGTTAATCTTTAATACATGATTTCCTGGAGAAATTGTTTTAGGTAGCCCACTGCCACCTGTTCCTAAGTCAGTTGTACTTAATCCCATTTTGTTTTTATTTTATTTGTTATTATACATAAACCTTATCCCAGTGAAACTCCAATTCACCTTTCTCATTCATTTCAGTTACTACTATCTCTTCATTTCGGAGATGTTCTGGTCTTGCACCACATGTAACTTCTTCATTAGTTTTAAAACTCAAAATAGTTTTATTACCCTTTCTATACATATAGCCAATAGCATCAGCATTAGCACAAATAAGAGACTTTATTTTACCTGTCAAATCAATATTTGCAGACATTACCATCTCTCCTTTATCATCAACTACCTTGTCTTTAATATGACCAGATAAAATAATGTGGGGAGCTAAGGTATCAATAAAATCTAAAACTTGGAAGAATGCTTGCCTAATATATAAATATCCAGCACCATTTGGTAATGTAGTTACATTGTCTCCATCATAATTTTTACCCATCATTAATGTTCCAATAAACCCGCAACAGTTTACCGCGTTCTCCAATGAACTGCTATATGTTACCATATAGATCAGACTATATCACAATCCATTTCTGGATTTCTCCCATTTCCACTACCATTAGCTTGTAGTGTACTGCCTTCCGGCATAGTCGTTGAACATTGCTTATAAACATAGATTTGCTTAATCTTATTAATAAAATCTTCAAGTGAAAATTTATTTTTCATAAGATTACACATACTACAACAAGGAACACAGTTTTCAAGATTATAACCAACTTTACTATTTAATCTATCTACACCATTGTGTAAAAATTTAATATTGGTTCTGTTTCTACCTTTAGAATACTGTGATTCAATAGGTTCCTGGCCACAATAAAAACAATTTTGACTAACAATTTTAGTAAACATTTCTTTTGTAAGTTCAAAAGATATATTTCTGCTATTTGCATTAGTTCTATAACCTGAATATATTGTATTAATAACAGATTCAATTTTTGGTTTTGCTGTCATTTTATCTTTACAATTGTTACAATATTCAGGATTAGTTTTTATATGATCCATTCTTCTAATTGATCCTGCACCACAAGTTATACATTCAGTAAAATAATAGGCTCTAGACTTAGCTGAGTAAGCAAAATCTATCACTTTTACTTTATTAAATATAGTACCAGGTTTAATCATTTTTTGTGGTTTATAAGCCTTTGCTGCTGATTGTCCATTCATATTATTTATATTTACCCGTAAAGGTATAAAATATATTTTAATATGCAATGGGTTTTCCAGCAATTAGAGAGATTTGCTATTAATATTACTACTAATAGGCCCATTTGGTTTAGGCGTTGCCCGGTAAAGTTTAATAGCAAGTGGTTGTATCATATCTTCTAATGCAGTCACAGTATCAATAGTAATGTATTTGTAAGGATTTCCAGCAGCTTTAATAGCTTTACCAGCATCCAATAACTCTTGTAAATTACTAATCTTTACTTTTAATGCTTCAACATAATCAGAACCATTCTCTAAATCCAGAATCAAATTATCCTCTAAACCGGCATAAGCAGTTGTTTTACCAGTCTTAGGCTTAGAATAAATAACCATTCTCTTGGGATTCTGTCTTTCAGCCTTTACTTTACTTGTAGGAAGTACTATACTCATATTTCACTTTTTGTTTGTTTAATCAAATCATTTAACCATGGTCTTGCACTTACTGGTTTCATCAACATGATTGCAGCAAGATCTCTAATTGTTATTTCAGATAGAGGTGTGTCTGCAATCTCTGTGTTGTAAACTTCATCAAGTGATATATCACTTTCTTTTCCAGAAAACTCTTCCTCAAAGTCAGGAAACAATGATAAACTCTTTTGCAGTTTAGGTAATGACTCCTCTTTCTTAGCATCTTCTTTTCTCTTCTCATACAAGGCATAAGTAATCTCTGTACCATCATCTAGTACTGCTACTAACTCTGACAGAGGAACAGTATAAAGAACATATGGCTCACCCTTAAAGTTGCTACCTTCTTTAGTGTCATACTCTTCAGCATAAAATGGATTAGCTTTGTATTTAAAAAGCTGTCTATCCTCACTAAATGGAACTATATCAATAATATTACCCTTATCATCAGTAACATTATCATAGAACTCCATATAAATGTCTTCACCTTTGCTGATTTCAGACTCAAATAATTGTACTTGTCTTCCATACTTACCTTTCTGGAAAAATGCAGTCTTAATAATAAAAAACGGGTCAGTCAACCCTAGTTTCTTAAAAGTATCCATGTGTTTAACAAAGAACTCTTTCTCTTTTTCTTTTCTTATATTCATAATTAAAATTTACTGTGTTGATATTTTCTTTGTAGCACATGCCGGAGTAGGTATCTCTACTATTCTCATCACCTCTCTGTCAAGTTTAAAGAAACTTATCCTTGTGGTGCCATTTCTAGATTTCAAAAAGTGAAAGACCAAGATGTCTTCATCATTTATGATATATCTGTCAGGCCCATACTGTCTTATTTTCCTTAGAGAGGGTTTGTTAATACCTAATACTACATCAGCATGTTGCAATAATGCATCAGAACCATAGATATCAGAGTCTAGTACATAATTACCATAATCTCCATCTAAAGCTCTCTTAGGATCATCTATATTTCTATTCAACTGGCTGAGGACTACAAAAGCTATTGGATATCTCTTTTTCATCATGGTGAGTGCCTCACCTAGAGCTCCTAACATTTCAAATTTATCTTTTTGTCCTTTACCATTCTTAAATAGAGCTGAGTGATCTATTGCTACCAACATATTAGTATACTCAATTTTTTCATTACCATCTTTATCAATAACATTTTTAGAATGTTTTTTCATTTGGTAATGTATTGTAGCACACATTTCATCTACTGTACATGCATCATAAACAACATCTATTATGTCTTTATGAGCAGTATTATCATAATACTGTTTACATTTGTCAAAAAGATCTTTACTAATCTTTTTACCTTTACTCATTAGAGTATTGTAATCAGCACCAGTATTTAAACTGAATTTCCTAATACCACTGGTTTCATCAACCATTTCCATTTGAAACTTTAATATCCGGAATCTTTGATCAGTATTATTTTGTATAATATCACTAATCAATTGTTCCATAAATAAAGTCTTTCCGGTACCAGGCCTAGCACCTACTACGGTGATAGTTCTCCATTCTAATCCATCACAAAAGGCATCATTAAATTTGGGCCAAGCACTTTTTAAAGATTTAATATCTCCCCGGCTCCGGGCTGCCATCTTTGCTAATGCTTTGAATAGAGCATCTCTTTCACTTACGGGTTGCAGTGCTTGTGCACCATTAAATAATTCTGCCATTAGTTATGTGTTAGTTAAATGTTTCTTCTTAACATGGTTATAAAAACCATGTATGGTTGCCATCAGGATTTCAATTATCAAGTACTGCCAAAAACTTATTTCTACAATAAGAAAATCAATAACAGTAAAACAAAATAAAGACCCAACAATAGCAATCATTGATAATTTTAAATTTATCATACTACTTTTTCACTAAAATATACTTGTTCTTCATCATCACCATTCCTAATTATCTCACAGTAAGTTGCTAAGTCAGATTCAAAAGTCTTATCTATGTTCTGCTTTCTAATAAAATATTGAGCAGTTCTCATAAACTCATACCTCCTTATACTAAATTCATCAACATATCTTTCTGTAGCTTTAAAAATGGTTTCCCAATCATAATCATACGTATCAAAGAACCATCTAAATGGAGCTTCCAGATTCTTGGCATTTACTCTGGCATACTTACCAGAAGACAGTTTCTTATTAGGAAATATTTCTACATATTTCTCTATATTTCTTACAAAGTCCTGCCCCATTAAATCTTGTGAAGTTTTCTTTTTGGTTCTCTTAAAATAGCCATTGATTTCTTCCATAAAGATAAGACTTTTACTTGTTAATTGCAAGTTTTCAGTCAACCAATTGTCCAGTTGCAGTCTTTTGCATTCAAGTTCTTTATTAACAAACTTGTGTGGAACAATTTTTTCTCTTATGCAATGTAATACATAGTAAGTATTAGGTGTTAAACCCTCCTGAACTAATCTTATAAATATATCTGTCATGTTACCAAGTTATTATATTACCAGTTGTGTTTGTAACAACTGTAGATACTTTAATAAATAGATTATCTGAATCCCACTTTGATCCATTGTAAGCTGCACTGGCCGGATGTTTTACAAAAAACTTAGTATTGTTATCATTAGTCATCTCAGACCATTCTTCAGCTTTTTTACCCAAGTAGACATAAACTAGTCCTGGATTATAATTATTAAGCCAGTCAAGTAAATATGCAGTAAATTTTTGCCAGATATCATAATGCTTTCCAATCTTTCCTACTTCTGTTGTAAGAGCTGTATTAAGCATTAGTATACCCTGATTAGCCCATCTAGTCAGATCCACATCTTCACTTACAACATGTCCGTTATAAATAGTTCTGTTTACTTCCTCTAAAATATATCTGAGACTTGGTTGTGCTTTACCTATATTGCTACAACTAAATGATATCCCATCTGCATGATTTAATCCCGGATAAGGATCTTGTCCTATAAATACTACTTGTAGTTTATTATAAGGACATTCCTCAAATGCTCTAAACACCTGTCTAAGTGGTGGAGTAAATCTTTTATTTGATTCACTTAGGTTCCATAATCTAGTAAGTATCTCATCAAAATCAGAACTAAATATAAAAGATTTAAAAACTCTATCCCATCCACTGGGTTCAAGTTTAGTAAACATTTTTTGTTTAATTTCCTGTAAATCCATTTTTTGTTTATTTTTGTTTAAAATTAATACTATGTCAGTTAAAGTAAAAGAACTAAATGATGATCTCATTGTTGATGTAAAAGTTAATAAACCTTTCTATTTAATGGTCAAGGGTTTATCCTATTATATCTTTAAAAACTTTCCCAAAGAAACAGTTGAAGAGGATATAAAAGCTGTTATGAGCAAAAAATATAATGAGCTTACAGAACTACAACAACACTTTTATGCAACCACACTTCTACTTGCTGAAATAGAAAGACAAGCTATAGCTAATAATATGTTTAATGAGAAAGAAATATTAGAGCCTGGAGATGAAGGTTATGTAGAACCTAAGCAAGATTAATATTATAGTTCTCTCTACCTATTTGTATACAAGCTTCAATAGCTAACATTATATCACTTTTACTACATTCTCCAAATGACTTGCCGGCCAGACCGGCATGTTCTTTTATAACCAATTTCATTTCATCAAATGTATAGCCTGACTCCTTAGCTAACTCTCTGATACAAGCATGTACCTTTGCAAGTTGTGCTTTACTGTGATCGGTACTATACACTTCAATAAACATATCCACTTTCTCACCTTCTTTTAACTTATCTACAAAAATTTCATATGCAAGTTTATCTTGAGGACTTGCAAATGTTAATTTACCATTCTTTTTAATAAACTTTCCTGTGTGCATACCTAACAAATTATACTATTCATTACTTCTAAGAATTGCATGTAATGCTCCTTAGTCTTTATTTCCACGGCAGGTATATCAAATGATTTCAAAACCCAATGATCATCTTTGACATCAATATTATCTGTACTATGTAGTTCTACTCCACTACAAAGCTCCCTATAATAATAATAATAATCATAACCATTTTGACTATCATGATCTGTAATCTCAACCTTTTCAAAGCCAAGATCAACTAATTCTTGTTCTGTCATACACAATTATTTAAGTCCACCGCAATATATCATTGCATTAATTTTTTCTTGCTCTATAAACCCTATAAAATCAAGAATCTTTTTTAGTCTTTTCATTCTTTAAATATTTTTTTTCAAACTTCTCCCAACCTTTTGGATCAAATTGTGTGACAAGCAAATCAAGTTTTATTTCTTCTTCATGCTCATCACACATTCCAATTCCTTTAATATCCAGATCCGGACTATACCTCTTGGTAGCCGGAGCTCCACATTTAACACATGTCATAACTTATTACTTAAAAATGTTTCAGGACTAATTATATCTGTAGTATAATTAATATCCTTATACTTTTCATTGTCAAGGGTCCATAGTCCCATTTCTTTTATTCTTTTATCTCTTAAAGTAATTATAGAATATGCAGTAAGATAAGCATTGTCATCATCTGAGCTTAGGAACATTCCCAAGAGATTCTGTTTCTCATCTTCTGTAATATATCCTGTCTTTACTAATAAGTTTAACTCAGATAGAAAAATAAATGGTCTAAAACTCCCTTTCTTAGTACCATGTGTATACATATACCATAGATACCCCATATTACTGTCTTCTACTTTACATACCATATGATGTTCATGGCATATATTTTCAATAAGACTTCTAATCTTTTGGTCTTTAAAATTTCTTATCATCCGTCTAAAAAGTTTAAAATTCTTGCTAAATCTTCAGATCTCTTAAGTATTTTGCTAGGCTCTAAATGAAAAGTGGTCTCTATTACTATCTGTTCAGGAGTTATTCCATATCTAACATAAGCATCATAATACATATCATATGCTTTTTGAAATTTTACTGTAATAGGTACTAATTTATGCCATTTTGTAAAAGATCTAGGACTTTCTGTATCCTGGGTAAAACCCATACTTAAAAGCTTTTTCTTAATCAGGTTCACTTCACGTATTGTCATCATGATCTTATAAATTTAAACATTGCTTTTAGTTTTTTGTGTTCATCTATCAACCATTCTGGAGTAAATGTTTCAGCATGTTCTATAATTTGAACTCTTGTGTTAAGAACATCATGGGTAAAATTTACTATCCAAACATTACTAAAATAAAGTTTAAATTCAACACTTACATTCATTTTAATAGTAGTATAACTATATTGATGATGATTATTGATAGATCTATAAAATCCGTACTTTACAAGCTTCCTACCTATTAATTCTGTTTCTCTAAGTGTCATAACTAAAATATATTTTTTTCAAAGTACTTTTGTGGATATAATGAAGTTCTTTGTAATCTCCAGTAAATAGTACTATATTTAAGCTGTAATAACTTACAAATAGTATAAAGAGTATAGACTTCACCTTGATAAGTGATATAGATATTATTCCTTCTATTTGAAGCTTGTTCTTTAATAGTTGCCCAAATACAATTTTCTTTACAATAGTCACCATTATTATCAACTCTCTCAATTGTTGAAACTGAAAAAGGTTTATTACCCATATCACTTACAAAAGTCCAAAATGAATTTTTCCATTCATCACACATCTTAATACCTCTACCTCCATAATTATGATAGCCAGTGGCTCCTGCTTGATAACATCTTTTTTTAATTCCATCCCAAGTTTGATACAAAGGATGTTTACTTGGATTACCTGTAGTACATAATCTAGAACAAGATTTTGTCTTACCTCTTTTTACATCACTAGCTTGTTTTATAATAACATTGCCACATTCACATTCAAATACCCATTTTTCACCACCAGCATAGTTAATTGCTGTTAACTTATTGAATTTCTGACCTGTAATATCTATTTCTTTTGCTCCCATAATTATATAATTTGAGACAAAAGTAATAAAAAATTAAAACAATACCTAATTGTATTCCA